AATTCACGTATGGTTGTAACAGGGGATTTAGCACAAGCTGATCGCTTGCATGATAACGGATTATTGGAGTTTATCGATAGATTAGATAAAAATAAAACGGCATTAAGCCATATTGATGTTGCGTATTTTACGCATAAGGATATTGAACGACATAGTGCTGTAAAGGAGGTTTTAGCACTCTACGGGGAAAGTTAGAAGTTACAAATGAAAATAGCAGCTGAGAAATCAGCTGCTATGTTTTTATATCTGTTCGATAGTAATTCCACATTTTTGTAAAAATTCAATACCGTCTACATTACGATATGCTTCAGTGTAGTACACTTCAGTTATACCCGATTGGTATATTCCTTTGGCACATTCAATACATGGAGAATGTGTAATAAAAATAGCTGCACCTTTTCCAGATTCAGATGAACTTGCTAGTTTCATAAGTGCATTCATTTCTGCATGAATAACTTCTGATTTAGTTTTAAGTTGAACAGAACCATCCTGAAAGTTAATAATCTCAAGTTCACAGGTATTATCCCATCCGGTAGGTGTACCATTGTAGCCAAGACTAATAATTCTATCGTCTTTAACTACAACAGCACCAACTTTAAGCTTAATTGCAGAACTTAAATCTGCAAATACATAAGCCGTTTTCATAAATGCTTGTTTAAACTTGTCTTTCATAGTTTAGATAATCTAATTAACGTTGCTGCTAGATTAATTTCGGCATCACTCATTAACGTGTGGTCGACTAATCCTTGTTTAATGATTAAAATTGCGCGATCTTGTTGATCTTCATTACCAAAAATCTCAACATTGTCATATAACCAGCGAAAAATGTCTTCAACTTCTTCCGGTCTTACTTTCCCACAAAGTAATTTGCGTGCTTCACTAATTTTGCCAGCTTTAAATAAATCAACCATGTCAAATTTATAATCGGCCTCGCCGCTATCGCTTTTACTTGGGCTATGCAAGGTACCGTCTAAACTATTCATCTGAATCGAGTTAATACATTTGCGTAAATCTGGATATGTTGCCTTTACAAATGTGTCTAGTGTATCTAAATCAAATTCGATACCTTCTTCTACTAAGATTGTTGCAGCACGCGCAGTAAATTCAGTCATGTCGATTTTTTCAATATGAAAACCTTGACATCTAGAGTGCAATGCAGGAATAATTCTGTTTGGATAGTTGCATGTTAAGATAAAACGCGAAGTTGTGTGATATTCTTCCATAACACCGCGCAATGCTGCTTGTGCGCTAGGCGATAAATAATCTGCTTCGTCTAGCAACACAACTTTAAACTGTCCAAACGGGATCATTTGTACAAAGTTGATAATCTTGTCACGAACATCGTCAACTGAGTTAGTTCTAGATGCGTTAATTTCTAAAATATCTAAAGGATGTATGTCTAATTCATTAAACAGGATTTTTGCAAGCGTTGTTTTACCTATTCCTGCACTACCACTAAACAATAAATGTGGAATACTTTCTTGTTTGATCCAATTTTGAATTTGTTCTCGTTGATGTTGATCGCGGAATACATACCCGTCAATTGTACTTGGCCTAAATTTTTCTACCCACAGTGCTGTTGCCATAATTGCCTCATTGAAAAAATATTAGTATAAAGGAAATAACAGGGCAAGTCAACTACCCTGTTACTAAAAATTAGAACATCGGTTGACTAAAATCAAATTCCGGTGTAGTTGATGCGTTTGATAAACCTAAAGTAATGTCATTCGGACAGTGATCCATGATCGCCATAATTGAAATATTTTCAACTTTTCTAATAACAATCTCAGTTCCGTCTTGTGTTTCGGCTTTGATTCCTCGTGTCCACCGACCGTGCTCGATTAGAATCCAGTCATTAACTTTAATATCGTGCTGATCTTGTCCGACAGCCCATACTTTACCCCATCGAGGTTTAATTCCTTCCGATTTACCGTCATCACTGCGAACAATAATACCAGCTGCGGTTTTTTGTTCTTCAAAATTCATATTGTATATTAGTACCTGATCATGAATGGGCGTAATGGTTTCGGCAATTAATTTCATACTTCACCGTCAAGTGGTTCTGCAGGTGTAGATAATGATGCCGGTTTAAACACAGGGCGACTGGTTTTTTTGTTATCGTCAACTTGTGCAACTACTTCTTCGACTACAGTAGCAGGTTGATTAATTTCGTTCGGTATATGAACTTGAGGTTGTGCTATAGAATCATCACGTTTTATAATAATTTTTCCACCAGGTCCTAATTCGTCGCCACGTGCGTTAACTTTTGCATTGCCAACTGCAACTGTCATTTCATTTTGTAGTGCTAATTTGTGCATATCAATTTCTTTGCCTTGCATTGTTCGATATACAGCGCGTTGTGCTTCTTTCATTGCCATAATTATCTCCTTAATTATTAGTTTACTTATCTTAAAAAATCATGCCAGTCTAAATTATATTTTACACTGTCAATCCGGTGAACTCCAATCAAATATAGAATATAACTTGCTACACTCGATCCCCTTCCTACACCCCACACAATATTATGCTCGTTGCATGTATCTACAAAATATTTGCACCAGCGTAATAAATCTATCATATTTAATCTTTGAAATTCTGCCAATTCTTCTTTTACTCTACTAAAGTAAGGATCCCATGGTATGCATTGGTCGATGATCCAATCTTCGATTTCAAAGGTTTTATAGGTATCAGGCATTGACCATTGACTTTGATTAAAATAATCAAAGTCGTTAATAGTTATTTCATCAGGAAATGGAAAATAATGGTTAAACTGAAACTCAGCAGTTGCTTCGAGTGTAGTTAGAGTTGGAGTAACTTCAACCGTTACCCTAGGAAGAACCGATGCGTTGTCCCGATAAAGGATATCAAATACATCGGTTTCATTAAAAACAGGATTGTTAAATTTATCTAAGTGCATATAAGCATTTTAGCTTACATTTATCAATTTGTCAAGTCCTTTATCACGATTTTCAATCATTTTCTCCCATTCTGCACGTTTTCTAAGGTCAATTTCTTCACGGTACGAGTCGATTACACTTGAAATTTGCATTTGCAGTCCTGGATTTGAAGTTTGAAAGTATTTTTTCGTTAATTCACTTAATTTATGTTCTAATTCAGCATCTTTTAGAGAAGTTAAATCACCAATTAGTGGGTGCATTAGAATTGCCCTACGTAGCTAATGTACACTTTCACTCCATTATCTGTACTCCATGCGTCAATGACCTGGTGAGATGTACCTGTAACAGTTAGCTTTGGACTGCTCAACACTTGCGGAAACGTTGATTGGTAAACTATTGTTCCGCCACCGTAGGTTGTTAATGATGGCATATATGACAATAACGGATCGCTGGCTTTAAAGTGAACTCTAACTTTTGCATATTGGCCAGATGCTGGCCAACCAAAAAATCTTAAGGTAGTGCTTGCACCTAGTACAAATGTTTGGTGGATACCGTTAGTTAAATCAATATCAGTGTTCGATGATACAGGTACAGAGGTATTATACGCTGATCCATAAAATTCATTAAAAGTGCCTTGGGTAATTGCGCTACCGTTTAGAATGTTTATTACTGGATCTTGACTAGTTTCAACATCTCTAGTTAATACTGCATTAGTCTGTAGGGTCGATATTTCAGCCGAAGCCAGTGCTAACCCGTCGTGAATTGCAGAAAAGTTATCACGAAATCCTTGACTATTGTTATCTTGTCCTGCAACAGGATAATCTGTTTGAATTGCACTATAATTTATATTACTTGTCATATTATGTTCCTAATTAAATGGTGATTCGTTCATTTTTAAATACAAGATATTTATCGCTCGCATCACCCTTGACAGAATCTATTATGTAACGATCTACAGTGTAATCTATTTGCCTAAAGTCAAAATTACTATATTTAATATTTAGAAGTATATCATCAGCAGTACCAACTTTGCAATAACACAACGGAATCGCAAGGGTAAATCCTGGTTCTGCGCGTGTGCCAGATTGCGCAGTCCTCATCCAGATTGGCAAATAATTTCTTTCAGTTTCGCCGACATTTTTTAATCTTTTACGCCAATTTGATACACTGTTAGGATAGTATACACTAGCAAGTGAATCAGATGAATGGTATCCTGTGCTATCAACAGTTACAAACGGCTCTGGGCTTACATTAAACGGGGCAGCGATACTTAAATCTGAAAGTTTAGTACTCCATATCGATGTGCTACTATCCGATTGAATAGTGTCAAAGTTATGACTGAGTTTTAATTTATTCGGCAGCACTTTACCATTTGGTTCTAACGGATCGATCATAGAAATATAAATTATCTCGTATAGTACCGACGTTGATTCTGGTAATGTTGCGATTGCTTTTTTAACAGTGCCAAACCGAAATCTTTTTCTTTTATGATTTAAACCTATTGCACTAATGTACTCGGCGATAAATGCAGTCTCGATCCCAGCGTAGATTACCATTGATAAATCGCGTTGGATTCCGAAATTAGAATCGTTAGGTCGAAAAATACTCGATGCTGTAAAAATACTAGAATCATTAATAAAAGAAGACCATAGTTCTCGTTGGGCAGGTATTAAATAAGGTTTAACCTTAATATTACTAAATGATATTTCATGAGGGATATTCACAAAGATTGAAAAAATTCTCGAAATTGCACTGTACCCAAATTGATCTTTTGCTTCGACTGTAAATGTAAACTTTCTATCGATTGTCATTAAGCCGGAATCGAACGTAGTTAATCCCGATTGATGATCAAACGTAGTTAACGCTATCTGGGTTACTTTTCCGATAATTTCGCCGTCTAATGATAAAGATAGCCCCGGTGGAAGGTATCCACTTGTGATTTTATATAGAAGAACAGCATCTGTGACTGTAGTAGATGCATTAACTCGCAGCACTGAGATAAAATTAGCATTAATGTCGCCCAAATTACTAGGTGTATTCCATGTTATTACGCTGTCGATTTCACCGATAACTGTTACAGTAAATGTACGCGGTGATTGCGCAATATCTTCTGGTTTGTCAGCATCGCCATATCTAGTTGCAGTTACTGTAAAGCTATATGTTTTTGTAATTGCAGGTTGGTACGGAATGCGACCAAACACTTCACCTGTATTGATATCAAATTGCATACCCGGTGGAAGATAAGCTACGTTGTCAATTTCATAAAAAATTTGATCAGTGTCATAGACATCTAACTTAAACAACACATAATTATTTGCACGTACTGTACCTAAATTACTAGCAGTTACCCAAACTGGCGCATGTAGATAAGTTACATCGGCAGTAAACAGGCCAGTCCCGTCAAATATATAAGTGTTATCTGCTCTGAAATAGTCATCACCAACTACAAATATCTTAAATGTTTTTTTAACAATAGTGTCGCCGTCGGTTATAGTAACTGTAAAGCCGTAGTTTCTATTTAAATGCTTAGGAGTTGCGATCGGAATAAAGTAATCATAAAAGAATCGATCATATACAAAACTATCGAAACCGTTAGTAGGCCGGAATCCGAAATCAAATGCAACTTCGTCGAACAGGGTAGTGTCGTAGGTTCCGCTTGCCGATGGATTAATAGTGAGTGTCGGTTCTATGTAACCGATAATTCGACCATCTTTAGTTAGAGTAAGACCTTTCGGCAGTTCACCGTCGTCCCTAGCAATAAAATAACTTAGTTGTTGCCCTGCTGCAAGATCCGGGTCAATTGTTTCAATTTGGAAGTTTACAAAACTTTGATCTAATACAAATAACTGGCCATATTCTCCGATATGAAGATTTCCTTCAGGCGTGAGAACAGTAGGGACATCTGGTCCTGTTACTGTTAAGTTAAAAGTTCTGTCAGAGATATTTCCATTAAGACTTGCTCGGATACAAAATGTATACACGGTATCACGTGCTACTTCAATTGGCGTGCCAATGAGACGATTACCGGAGATTCTAACTCCGACAGGAAAATTACCAGCAATCTTTGTATAGGTTACCCCAAAATCATCGATTACTGGTAAAGGTTGTTCAAATGCAATGCGTTCAGTAAACACTCCAAAGGAGTGTCCTGATTTTTCAGTCCATATAGATAGCGGCATAATTACTCTCGTTTTTAGTATTTATCGCTAGATGTAGAAAGTAAAATCACCTAAATCTATGTCTTGCGCCGACGGTACTTGCTGAAATGCATCAATTATACTACCGTTCAGGTCAACATTAAAACCTCGTGGATTTTGTAAACTTTGCCCAGTCGGTGTTGTATAACTTCCGAAATCAATTGACATCAATTGATTAATGCTGCTGGTAATCATAGTCATTAACAGTGAATTAATTATTTGAACGTCTAAATTAAAAATGTTTGATTCGATATTACCACCGTTAGGTGCTTGAATCGAAAAACCGTTAAGAATCATATTTCCTCCTAATTTAGGAGTTATATCATTTTGTAATTTAGTTATTGCTTGTAAACTAATAGTAGTGTCATCGCCTGCAATAACAACAGAGTTATCTCTACTAATTAAAGATTTAAAATCTAAAGTTGCTGCAGAACGTGTGGCAAAAATGCCGACCCCTTGGCCGACATTTTCTGCTCCTGCAATAGTTACTTCGCTGTTTAAGGCAGCGAAGTTATTGTTTACTTTTTCAAACGCGGTTCTTAGGTCATCACCTGTCCCGTCATTTGCATAGTTTCCTAAATTGATTGTGTGTATCGTTGACATAATAGTATCTCTTTAGTGTATTTACCGTTACCAGGTACCTGTACCGTGTGCAGTTCGTTTCCAAATATCGGTAGTATTGTCTACATAGTTAGCAGTGCAATAATACATGTAATCAGCATCAAACGCAACCATTCCTACTTTGTCTCCAGTTACACCGTAGCTATGTGCTGGTACTGCAACTTTTTGATATGCAGTAGTTTGTATAGTAGTGTCAGGGAACGTTAATTGACCGCTTGAATTAAATTGCCATTGACTTGTTATACCACTGTTAACAATTACTTTGCCGTAGGTGTTATCTTTGACATTACGTCCACCTGTTATGTAAATATCGCCAGGAAGTTTACCTATAGAAT